ACAGTGACCTGTCAGTAACGCGACCGTTGAATGCCATTATGGCTGTTGTTGCGGATGTTCCCACGATTCAACTTGGTCTGATGCGAAATCTAGACGGTTTTATTGCTGCGATTTCGCACCAGCTTGACACAATCTTCGTACTAAACGTAGGACTCAATGGTCACATTGACATCATTAGTGAAGAAAGAGCCAGCTTCAATACACCGAGGCCGTTGGACGGATCTATCGGTATTGTCTTTGGCACCCTATCTAATCTCAACATCCCCGGTGCTGTACCGGAGTTCGACTTTATGGCGGTCGTTCTTAAAATGCTCATGATGGAGGCGGCAAACGAGTGAAAGACTTTTCGGTTCTTTCCGAAGACGGCCGTTGGCGTTCACAGAAAATGTTGCGTCTAGCAGAGATTCTTGAGGATTATAACCCATACTTGGAACTGAAATGGATACCACCGGAGCATCGTGTCGGTGGAAACCGAGTAGCACCCTATGTTATTGTTCATTCTAAGCCAGGTATGAAGGAATATGTAGTGTGCTTTGTTCAGGAGTACGATATTCCTGAGCAAGTTCTTGCTAAGGTGTTCCAAGCTGACATGAATAAGCACGATGTACTGACTCAACTAGAGACACAAGAGCGTGCTGATGAGCTTTTTCGAATGAAAGAATGGCAAGAACGGCAAGAGATGCGTACAGACTTTACAAAGATGCTGATGTCGGATAAGAACTATATCATTATGCGGGATTTGGAACATGATGAGCTTGTGAAATACGATACACAGCGGAAGAAGCATCCGATTAGGAAGGTGATTTAATGAACCTAGGAGATATTAAGACCCAAGTGAAGCGTATCTTTGGTGATGAATCACAGGTTCAGTTGACTGATGCTGATATTCTGATGTGGGCTAACAGTGCTCAGACTATCTTCGTGATGAATAACGAAGGTGTGATGGAAGTTACAGGGTTTGCAAGTGCTGTTAAGGACCAGATGGAGTATACACTCCCGGTGGACCTGCTGGTGCTGGATACTGTGTCCTATAAGAACACAGGAGAGTTGTCTTTCTTCCCACTCCGAGGCAAGAGTTTGCGCGAGTTTGACGAGTACATGGGTGGATGGGATGGCACTACTTACGGTTCAGGTGCTCCACAATACTTCCATAAGTACGGGACTAAGCTGCGTCTCTTTCCACCACCCGATGCTGCCGGTACTAACAACATCAAGATTTATTATCGTAAGCGACCGGTTGCATTGGTTGTTGACGGAGATACACCAGAGCTTCCAGAGGAATATCACAACGCTATTATCGACTATATTCTGCAACGTGCATACTTTATGGACGAAGACTATGAGGCCGCGCAGCTTGCGGCTAACAGTGTAGACAACGATCTCAAGATAAATAGGGAGCGTGAGAACTGGAAACATCAAGACGTTTATCCCTCAATTACGGTGTTGTCTGATGACATGGATGCATACTAATGCCCGGCGATACCCTACAGATCGGTCCCTTTGTTGGAGGCATTAATACGAAGGATGATCCTTCTTCCATTGCTGATGAAGAACTTGTTGATTGTGTCAACTTTGATCCGCAGCTTAACGGTTCTCTACAAGTCCGTTCTCCTATTCAGACGATCTCGAACACTGGCGTTGCTGGTACTATACGCATCTTGTTGATTGGTGTTGCCTCGTTTGCTAGTGGTGAGTATACTATTGGCACCAATGACGGTGGTGTGTATCAGAGAACGACGGGTGATTGGACTCTAATCACCAATACCTTTCAAGCAGCGGCGATGGTTCAGTATGCGGATAAAATTTGGTTGGTGCCTAAGATTGGCTCTGGTACTCCTGGTGGTACATGGGATGGAACGACATTTACCGCTGACTCTGACATTCCGCAAGGTCAGGCAGCAGGTATCTACAAAGAGCGGATGTTTGTGGTCCCCGGTTTCGACGCAACTACCAACTCTTCTCGGTTGAAGTTCTCGAATGCTGGTGTCTTTGGTACATGGGGAGCATCAGACTTTATTGATATTTCTCCTGGTGACGGACAGAAACTGGTTGATCTACAGGTCTTTAAGGGAAACCTACTACTGTTTAAGGACAAGGGCACGAGAGTTCTGTCCTATGACAGCACGCCATTCGACGCAGTGATCGACCCAATCTCCACTACAATTGGTCCATCCAATCCATACTGTACGTGTCAGTATGAGAACTCGATCTTTGTGTACCAAGAGGGTCGTGTTTACGAAATGGTGAACTTCGATTATCAGCAAGTCAACGTTAAGGTTCCATTCGTTACTGATCAGTCAACTCCAAGCTCTAGGTCTGAGAACGCCTTTCTGTCGAATATCGGGGATAGATTGGTAGTGAGACACTTCAACAGACTTTATGTGCTGGGATTGAGAACTAGAGTGTGGACACGATGGGAATCTACGGATCTCGATCTACATAATTTCGGCAAATTTGTTAAGATGACGCTACCTGCTAATGACGAGTATATTGCTGGCAGTTCTGTCACATCAAACAAGAAGGTCTATCGTATCAAGGAGGATCTAGATTCTACTACAGATGAGCGGAATGCTAGTACACCGGTTGATATCGTCTGTTCCATCATAACTAAGAATTATAACTTGGCTGCGTCGCACGTATTCAAACGTCTCAACTGGTGGGGTGTAGACGTACTAACTAATAGACTTGTGACGGGACGTGTCACTCCAATCGTGAACGTGGCTAAGGTAACGTGGGGATTCATAAAGGGTCTTAGCCTTACATGGGATCAGATTGACGGCAAGCAGTGGGGTTTTCCAACAGGCGGTGTTATCTATGTTGAAGATCCAGGTGTTGATGTGGGTGCGGCGGTTACACGAAAATTCCTCAAGTTTGTTAAGGCACTACGATATCGTCAAGTTAACTTTTCTGTTTCATTCCCAGCTAGTGGAACAATGCTTGAGGGGCCAGCTAGACTATACTGGCTTACTATGACGACCAGTACACGTCAGGTAGTTAGCAAGAAGGTGTCCTAATGTTTAACCCCTACGGTGCAGGCGCGAAAGTTTATGGTCTCTCTGGACGGCCACATCCTACTGCCGGACCTGTAGATAAAACTGGATATCGTAAACGGGATATGGAATATCAGAGACGTAAGCGGAATGCAATGCTACGTAGAATGAAAGCTAAGCAACAAAAAAGATACATGAGCAGCGACTACTTGAAAGGAAAGTAATGCTCCCAGCTAGTGGTGGCAGTACCACTGTGCGTACTGGCACACAGGAACATGGAGCGAGAAAACCAGCACCAAGACCTCGTCGTCGTTCAACACCAAGTGGCGGCGGCGGTGGCGGTGGCGGTTATACTCCACCCCCGCGTGCTCCTATTAGGACTCCTAGTCGTATGCCTAGTGGTGGGCCTGGTCGGACTTCTGGCGGTGGACGTTCTCCCTCAGTAAGTGCGCCTTCAAGGCCAAAGCCTCCTTCTGCTAAAGCATTTCTTGGTAAAGACATGGGTTATCAACAGAGTCTTCGACAGTTTGCATTGAACTACCAGAATTTTCTAGCAGATAAACAACGTCAGACTGGTGCAGCAACTCAACAGTTTAAGACTCAGAAGGGTAATCTTGCAACACAGCGTACTCGTGACCTATCTGATATCATGAATGACTTTGCAGGACGCGGAATGTTGAAGTCCGGGTTGTATGCACAACGACAGGGTGAGTATGAGCGTGATTACCGAACCAATGTGACTTCGTTCCAACAGCAGTACGAAGACTTCCTTCGTCAGTTGACACAGTCTCAGACTCAGTTGCAGGGACAACAGAGAACTGGTAGAGAGCAGTCTAGGCAAGAGGCACTTGCGAGGCGTGCATCTAAGTACGGACTGTAGGTGAAACATGTATCAGCCAGAAAGAAAAAGTAGAAGAAAGGCAGTTAGGCCAACAGCGCCTAGGGCACCTGTTATTGGTACTGGTCCTGGTGTATTTGGCATTGGTTCTTATAGACAAGGACAAGCACCGAGTGCAAATGTTGCACCACCTAAAGGTGGAGGCAGCGGCGGATTCTTTGGTAATATAGGTGATATTGCTAATAGTGTTGTTGGTATGGCTAAAAAGTATGGTGGACAAGCTTCACAGCAATTGCAACAGACACTAGATCAGATGGTGTCACCAGCAGGAAGTGGTGGCCTCGGTGGCGTGTCTGACGCTGACCTAATGGCTCAGGCTCGTGCTGAGGCATCGGCACAGTTCGGTCCGCAGATTGCAGCATTGAACTCTGCAATGGCTCAGGCAAAGTCTCAGACTGGCTACAACAAATCAGCTATTGATTCGCTATACGACCAGTTGGCTGCTACGTATGCAGGTGACATCAAGGAATCCAAGCAGAGCTTTAAAGAGGCCAAGTCTACAGAGAAGAAACTTTCTACGGCAACTCGTAAAGATATTGGAGCTTCGTACAGTGAAGGTGCAGCAGAACTGTCTAAGCAAATGCAGGACCTTGGAATTGAGGCTGCTGCTCCTGACGTTCTGCCGGGACTGTCTAAGGATAAGGCTGATTATCTAGCGAGTGAGGCAGAGCGTTCTGCTGTTGAGCAATCTGCATATGGTCGTGAAGGTACAGCTGAACAGGCTTATTTCCAACGTGGACCGTCTCTTGCGCGTATGGGTTCTGCCGAAGGTCAGTCTGCTTTGACTGAACAGCTTAATCAATATCTTATGGAGCAGCAGGGTCAGAAGGCTATGGCTCAGTCGCAACAGAGTTTGACCTATAATGCATTGCTGGGGAAGTATAGGCAGCAGGCAGCACAGCAGGCGTATCAGCAACAGCAGGATCAATTTGCTCAGTCTAACACAGTCTTTGATAATCAACTAGCTCTTAAGAAATTTCAGTATCAGCAATCTCAGGATGCTAACAGAGTTGCAAAGCCCCCGCAATTGGCAGGTCTATCTGGTGCGGCAAATGTCCTAGGTGGTTATACACAACAGCGTGCGGGAGGACAACCAGACGTTGCTGGTTCATCTAAACTGATGCAGGATCTACAAGCTGCGATGGCTGTTGCGTCTCAAAAGGGAATTAACTCTAATGACTACGGTGCGCAGCTACAGAACTTGAGAGACTTTGCACAGAAGATGGGTATTTCTCCCAACGACATTGCCCAGCTACAGAATGCGCTTGCCGCTTTCCTGGGTAAGTATTAGGAGGAAGCATGGCGAAAGACCTTAATAGGGTTATGGCCGCGCTGATTGAATCAGTGCGGAACACGCCTATGCCTTCTGCTCCTACGCGAGTAAACAACCAGGATATCGCACAGCAGATTCTAGCTAATGCGCGATTCGAGATGCCTAGTTCACATCCTTTGTCAGCAGGAAAGGCCCCTGGTCATCATCCTTCTGTCATTGGTCGGGTATTTGATGTCTTGTCTCGTGCTAACTATGCGGTGGCTGAGGGCGTCAGTGAAGGTCTAAAGCACGGTAGTATCTTTGAACCGGGGGCTGCTCAGGATATTACACACGGTATGCTTAGTGGATTGGCTGGAACACAGAAGACTACGTTCTCCAAAGTTATGGAAGAGCAGGGCGTTAAGAATCCAGTTGTGCGCGGTGTGGGTGGTTTGGCTCTCGACATTGCTGCGGATCCAACCACCTACATCGGGCCAGGACTTTTGAAGGGTATTGCTAAAGGTGGTGTCA